CTAGTACACGTGAAGGAAAATTAGCGTTATTAACTATTTTATACGATCTAGACATAATTGACGATTCTGTTGTTAGAATGTTTAAGAATGATCCTTCTATTAGTCGTATGGTCAGTTATTTTGAGCAGAATGGTATTGCAAAAGCGATTAAATCACGTCGTGATGATATTCAAAAGTATATTAAGGATAAGTTAGAAGATAAAATTAGCTTTACAACAGGTAATCGTACAGATGCAGCAATGCAGCGTATGGAAGTAAATAAATTAAATACCGAGCTTAAGGCAGCTAAGAAAGTTGCTCGTATAGAGCGTAAGAAAGATACTGCTGCTGCATTAAGTGCTGTAAGTCAAGTTGTAGATAACTATTCTGATCTTGTTGGATCAATTCAAGGATCATATAGTGAGGATTATATGATAGAAATTGTTGCAGATAGAGGTAGCGATTTAGGTGATCTTCATAATATTGTTAATTACTTAAAACAATTTGTTAAAGAATCAGATATTGATATGGAGGGTAGAAGTATCGATGCAACATTTGGAAAAGATTCTAAATTAGGTAAAATTATTGCAAGATTAGGTGCAGATAAAGTTGAATCACAGATTTCTGATGATTTAGAGAAATACGGTGGCGCTGGCGTAGTAATACATACACCTGATATTCACACAAAACCTGATATGATTGGTAAAATTAATCAGGAAGAAGAAGAAGGTGATACATCTGACAAGGAAGATTTTGATACATTAGCTGATGATTATAAGGGTACTAAGTTAGCACCCGAATTAATAAATGCACAAACAAAAGCAGTTCAGGCAGCTCTCGGTAAACAACCAATAAAGGAAAGTTCTGTACTTAACTACATGTCAGAACAAAAAGTTTACTCATCTCCGAAGCCTATTGTTGAATCAGTAAGCTTCAGAGATAAGTTTAAACCACAAACTTCAAAGCAGTTAGCTGAATTAAGAAGTTACGGAATGTAATCACAAGATTTTAATTCATAAATCCCATCAAGCTTTTCCTGTTGTAGGTACTTGATGGGATCTCTGTATCCGGCATCAAAAAAAATTACAAAAGACGGTATAATTATAAGTTATAATCACCCTATTGATCTAAGACACAGGCCTGAGCTTAAAAAATATAAACTCAGGCCTGATAGTTTACGAAGTTTGTTTAAAGGTCTTATTACAAACCATCAAGGATGGACGGTGGATAAATCACACCTGGAATAAGCTTACAACCTTTACTTTTATACAACACGTTTAACCTTTCCTGCTGCATATATTCAATCGGATCAATATACGAGCTATCAATAAACCCTTGAATTCGCATACTACTCGAAGGTGTAGTAGCATCTGCTAGTCTATCTTCACGATTAGAATAGCATGTCCATGTGTCTGCGAAGTTTACTCCTAATTCTACACCCTGCCTTACGATATCAGCCTTGGACATGGAGAGCAATGGAGCTCCCACGCGGATCCTATGTTGTCTGTTGAGTGATACTAGGCTGTTTACACTATCAACAAACTCCTGACTACCATCCCAATATCCAGCGAGTGAATCAACTTGTGCAGCACCATACCATACTTCATCTGCTTTAAGACTCTCTGCATAAGCACAGCAGATCGTAATAAACATCTGATTCCTAAACGGTACATATGATACAGGTTGTGCATCACCTGCAATTTTACTAATATCAGGATTGTCAATCTCATCGTTAGTGAGAGATGAAGTTGGTGATATATCTTTTAGATATGTTACATCCAATGTCTTGGTTGTAACTGTAATGTTAGGATATTTTTCTCTTATAAGTTGATACTGAACACCCATACACTCTAATTCCCTACTATGTCTTTGACCATAGTCGAACGACACAGTATGTATCTCTTCATAACCTCGTGATGCAGCCATATGTAGTAAAACTGTACTATCTGCTCCACCGCTAAATGCTAAAACTAATTTTTTACTCATGTGTTTCTGTTTCTATTACTTCTTCTGGTACTTCATGTTCGTCATTAGAGTATGACCATTCCTTTTTAATTTTTAACTCAAGTTTAGGAATAATAGTCTTTTCCCACAAATCAATATCCTTTCTAAAATTACGATAATAGCCTAACTTTGTACCATCTTCAAGTGTATAAGTAGCACCACCTTGAATAACAATACCGTGACCTACTGCAAGATCGAGTAAACCATAATATCGATCAAGACCAGTAGAGAAGGATAAGAACATTTCACCTTCAAGATACTGTTTAATGAAGCGATTCTTACGAGTAAGAGCTCGAATAATAATACCTGAATAATTCTTTTGGCCAATTGCTAGTTTAGCATCAGTAGTCTTACCCCCATCATCCTTAACTGGCTTACGAGCTAACTGTACTGTAACAGATGGAAGGTAAACACACGCTTTACCACCTGGCATATTCTTTTCAATTGATGGAAACATTGCTGTTGGGTCATCGTAAACGTGATTAGTAAGCAAAATTGTCGTTTGTGTAATAGAACCAAGATTGGTACATGTTTGCAACAGAGTTTTCATTGCACGAGCTTTAGAACCCATATCTGAGCTAGTACTTTCTTTACCCATTCGTGAATGCTCAAGTTCAGATTGAAGATTACCGAGTGAATCAATAGCTACAATAAACTTACCCTGTAGTTTCTTTTCTTGTACTGAAGTGAGAAATTTAAACAGAGCATTTCGTGTTTGTTCAATACTAACACACGGTACATATTTAACTTTGGATACATCTAAACCAAGCCTTTCTGCACCGTCGCTGTCTACAGCATTTTCTGTGTCAAAAATAACAGGAATAAGGCCTTCTTTTTGTGCACTAGCAAGTATTTTTTGTACAAATAAAGATTTACCAGTCATACTTTCACCTGCTAGCATAACTACCCTGCCTTTAGGTATACCACCATATACGGATCCCGATATAATTGCATTAAGAACATAGCTTCCTGTATCTATCCAGCCTGAAACTCTACTTAGGGTATTATCACTTAGGTAAGTCGCGAATGGGTTAACTTCATCTATAGAGTCTAGTGCTTTCTCAATATCCTTATCATCAAATCTACTCATATTTATATATTATAGTAATAAACATACAAATCAACATAAATATAATTGTAGTTCACGGAATCCTACCTCCTAACTACTCTATTGTTATGAAATTAACAGGTTTAGATGGTATTAGTATTATCAATCTTAAACGAACCGGTGTTCGTAAAATTCGACGTCGGTTAACTACGAAGCTTATTTTTACTGAAGGTGATATACTTTACTTCAAAAGATAAAACTTAGCTCTATAAATCAAGACAAAAAAATACCCTCGGAATTACGCTTATGTCAGAGGCGCCGAGGGTCTACTAAATTTATTTAGTCTTCAATCTTCAAATAACTTAATTACTTGCGGATCACCTTGAGGTTGTTGAGGTTGAGGTGTATTAATACCATTATACTGTGCAATAATTTTACTGTCTAATTCCACAGTTGAAGTTACAATACTGGATTTAGTAAAGGTCCAGTTATTTTCAGTGCGCGATCCTGGTGTCAAGAACTCCATAAAAATATATGGAATAGACTGTACTTGAAGTTGCCCGGTTTGTGGATTTGGCTGCACGTGAATAATAACAGGATTATCCAAAGTCAAAGTAGTTTCAGTTTGTGCAACCTCAACACCAATAACAGTACGGCCGATATGATCAATAATTGTTGTAATTTTACTCATGATATTAATATGTTAGTATTATTTTTTTACTTTTCAACTTTTTTGTTATTAGCAAGTGCTTTATCTACTTCAGCTCTCCATGCTAATAGTCCGCGTCTCATGCTCTCAACATCTGGTTGGTTATTAGTTCCAGAACCATCATCATGTCCCATCATAACGTCTGATACAATGCGAAGAATGGCCTCAATACCTTTTGCCTTACCTCTCCAGAAAGCAGGGTGTGCACGGCGTGTATCATCAAGTTCAGGTTGGTCTAAATATTCCATATATTAATATATATAATGTTATTTTTACATTGCAACTAAGTTAAAAACCAAATAAATCGTCAAGCTCTGTTTGAACATTGTCAGTCGGCTTTCTAATACGCCAATTTACTGAATCATAAAACCGTTCAATCGAATTAAACAAGATCTTTTCAAACATTAATACATAGTCAATTTTAAATAGGTTTCTAAACTCAGCATTATAGTTGTACTTAAAGCCAATAGTTGTAATACCGTATTTATTTTGCTTCTCAACGTATAGATATCTAATTTTATCACCAGATGTAATAGTCTCACTCTTACCATCAATTTTTGACATAATCAAATTATGATAATATGCAGACTTAACATGAATAGGCATTCCTTTAGCTACTAAGAACTCCTTACACTGAGATTCATACTTTTCATACCCCTTAACACCCATAACAAACGCAATTTCCTCAGGTGAAAGACTCTTAAACACATCGAACGTCTCGTTTAGAAGTTTATTAGTCTGATTTTGTGATTGAGTTAGTAACATCGTCTCGATAATCTTCTTAGCATACGGTTTAATAGCATTAGGCATCGTAGTACGTACAACTTCTACCCCTACATACTTAAACTTATCAACCTTTAAGCCTTCATCATCAAGAATATGCATTACATAACGCTTTTTCTGCAAAAATACTGCAACATCTGCAATACACTCACGTTTAAACACAAATCTACTATCTTTTGTGAGTAGATTCTTCTTAGCCCATATAGTGATACCGGTATTAAGGTAATCTTCTAGATCATTTACAGTTTTATAGAATTTTTCTGATACTTCACTACCGTCTTTTAAAGGTACTTTATCTTTAATACAACCTAAAGAGAAATAACATGAGTCAGTATCAGAATAAACCCAGCTTTCATTAAGGGTATGCTGATCTGTAATATTAAAATTGGTAGTTAAGTAGTCTTGTAGTAGTTTACCAGCTTGTTTAATAACAGCTTGACCTGTTAATGTAACGGACGATGCAATATCGTCATCACCAATAGGAGCTTGCTTGTTACCCATATATCCATAGCAACTATTAACAAGAATCTTAATAACCATCTGCTTTGTATTAAGTCGTTCTACCTCAAATTGCAGTTTTTGATAATCAGTATCTGTCTTTTTAAGAGTTTGAAGCTTTTTCTTCGCTTTAAATAGATCTTCCTTAATAACTACACGTTCTTTATAATAGTGATCGAGGAATTCAGGAATAATACCTTGTTTCTTCTGTGTAAATAAGAAACCAGCTTTAGTAATAGATAATTCTTCCCGTTTAATAAAAGTACTAAACTTTTCTTTAGTTAAATTAAACGATTTACCTGATACATGCTGTACGATAAAGTTATTATCGTCTGTCTTCTCTATCTTACCTACTTTGGTTTCAGGTGATAGATTAAGTGCAATCATAACATTTGGATATAGTGAGTTAGCATCGAAGGAGACTACATTCTCCTTAAACCCATGTTTAGGTTCAGCTACATATGCGCCAGGGTTCTTACCTTCTGCTTGCGGTCTAACGAAAGTAGATATAACTTCCTTACGCTTACGCGCTTTAATAGTCAGGGCACCATTAATAACTGAAATAGTGCCCATAGCACCTTCAAGAGTAGTTAGACCTACATAAGAAAGCATTCGTAAAAGTGATACATACTGTAGTTTCTCTTCAAGTCTAACAAGCAAGTTAACGTCTTGAATGTTATACTTTACGAATGTATCCCAATCTGTCTCAGAGAGTGTAGCTAGGTTAATATCACCGTAGTCAACCTTACGTTCACTAAGTTCAACCTCACCAATCGCATCGAGTTTATAAGATTCGCGTAACTTTAGGCAGAATCGCTTATAGATATCAAGATAGTCAATACAAGCAACACCGCTAATATAGTAGCGCTTAACCTCACGACCAAACTTACCTCTCATTGTTCGATCATAGACCTGACCGACAGGTGAAAGTCTGTTTACGTACTCTTGACCAAGTAGTCTTTCGATACGATTAATAATATATGGAATATCAAAGAATTCAGAGTTCCATCCACTAAGAATATCAGGAAAGTCAGCTTCAATATACTCAATGAACTTAATAAAGAGAGCTCTTTCATTCTTACAATGATAGTATATTACATTTTCAGCCTTATTGTCATAGGGATTGAGACCAAACGTATGAAACTTTTTACTAAATGTATCATAACATGTAATTACATTAACCGTGTGGGTTGGATCCTCTGTATTAGGAAAAGAATCAGGACTAAAGGTCTCGATATCTAGAAACACCATTCTAAGCGGGTGTTGTGTAAACTCTGGTGTTTCATTCTCACGCCAGAACGTCTCCAGCAAGTATTGCTGCACGGTAGGAATATTTTCAAACAACCTACGATTACCTGAGTCAGCAATATATTTAGTTCGATCATATTGCGTATTAAATGTACGTTTTTTTACTTTCGTACCATAGATGGATACCTTATCACCGTCAGGCGACTCAAGATATAAGTATGGATTAAACGTTACATCACGCGTTATACGTCTACCCTCATCATCCCAAGTAAAAAGCTTGATTGATTGATCTCGACTATTATAAACTGCGTTTCGATAAGACATTCTCTCCTATATTGTAAATTATAGGAGAGAATTATCAACGTTTATGGGTTCCAGCGCTTGAGATATTTTCTCTCTGGTGAACCATATGGAGTATTAAGAACTTCAAGGTGGCAGCCAATGTTTTCGTCTAATTCCAAGAAGCGTTGCGAGCCGATGTGTCTAAAGACATCTACATTTCTATAATATGCTGCTTTGTTCTTAAGAACTGCATCAAGTTTTTGCTCTAAATCAGCACCTGTTTTAAACTTAAGATCAGCTGGAGCGTTTTTATATGTATCCATGTCTTGTACTAAGCAAGGAAGCCCTAATACGCATGCTTCTATAAATTTAATATCTGACTTAGAATTGTTGAATGTATTATCTTGAAGCGGGGCAATCATGACTTGTGCATTAAGACTCGCTATAAATCCTGGATATTTATTAAGTGATTGCCATGGGTGAAATTCAATCTTACCACTTTGAACATAAGGTGTTAATGCTGGAGGGAAAGCACCGACAAAAACCCATCTATATTTATCAATAGTATTACGAACAACATCGAGAACATGAGAGAAGTCATCAATACCTCCATTTTTATTATCAACATCGTAATGAGCACCTGAGCCAGTATAGAGAACACGTGGTCTTTTTTTATTTTTATCGTAATTATTCCAGATTTGTTGCTTATTGAAGTGGTGACCCATCCAGTGATATGGTACAAAGTTAGGAATAACGGTAATTTCTTTTTTACCAGTCCGCTCTTGATACAGCTTACGCAT